GGTCTCCGATCGCGCTCGTGCGAACTCGACCGGGGTCTCGATCTCCAGTCACCGCGTCCGTGCAGTCGAAGCAAATCACGCTTCGATGGTCGATTGTCATTCCGCGCGGCACGAAATCGAGCGTCGTAAAGACGATCGCTTCGTCTGTCGCCAGCTCCCACCGGACGAACTGGGCGCTGTTCGTAGCCAACCAGTAATCGAACCCATCAATGTCGCGACGCGGGAACAGAGCCCATTGCCAGACTTCTGTGGACAGTCCAGAAAACGCCTTGCGAATGGTGTAGTTCGACAAGACCCCGCCCGGAAAAGAGGTGTCAACGAGCGTTAGGTTCGTATTGCTGTTGACAGTGGCGATCTCTTTCCAAACGAGACCCTGATCCGTCGCGCCAACAACCCCGATGTGGATGAAGTCTCCCGGCTCGATCTCTCGGTTTTGCCAGCTCGCATGGCCGGCAGAAACGCCACCGTCTTTCCAAAAAGTGGCTAGACCGTTGACGTTTCCTCCGCCGGTAGACTGGCATACACCCACGGTGTAGCGAGGGTTCAGATACTGCGGGCCGAGCAGTGTCGAGTAGCGATAAAGCCACTCGCGCGTGCCGAAGACCGTGGTGAAGCCAGAGCTGCTCAAAAAGCTATCGCAAAGAGTGGCCTCGCCGTCTAGCTGCACGGAGTCAAACTGAGTCCATCCAATGCTTTCGTTTGTCAGCGATCCTCGCCGGATGCGGACGTTCAAGCAATCTTGCAGTCCACCCTTCGGCACGAAAAGCGGGCTCCGGTCGGTGTACAGGCCGATATTTACCGGCCCAACGTAGTCGCGAATGATCGGGTTTGAGTCTTCCGATTGGCGTGACTGTCGTCTCACCATCTAGACACCCGAGTAGATGCCGAAGGCGGACGTGATCTGCGGATCTCGTAGGTCTTGCGGCGTGCTGCTGCCCTGCGATGCGATGGTGAGCGTATGGCCGTGGGGGGCGGTGGTGGCTCTAAGTCCGCCACCACTTGTGCTTGTCGCTGCAACCGTCTGTGCTGTGTTCGTGTCTGAGATGGTGCTGCCGGGGTGGTCGTGTGCGGGCATCTCCGCGATCGAGATGGCGCGCTTCTTGACACCGTAGACCTGGCCGAAGTCACCGTACTCGCCGTCTCCGTCCGCCGAAAGCGCGCCGGGGTTCCCGACGTTCGTCATGTTGACGCTGGCTAGAGTTCGCAGGCGCAGGTCGGGGACGTTGAAAGTCGTAGACCCATCCCCAACCCCGTACTTCGTTGAGATTTTCGAGAACAGGTTGGCGTGGGTAACTCGATTCAGGGGCTGGGCGTTGCAGGCGTACCAGCCAGAAGGAAGCAGGCTCGGAAGGAAGCCGAACGCCCGGATCTCTCCGACGATGAACGGCTGCACCGCAACGGGAGCAGTCCAGACTCCTGCGGAAAGACAGATAATCATTCCGCCGACGTCTGTGTCCCAATAGATGTTCCCGACGGAAGGGCTGGCAGGACGGGCTGCCGTCGTTCCGCGCGGGATCTTGTGCTTGCCGTTGCCGGGAGACTCGTAGTGCTCTGCCGTAATGAGGTCTTGCACTGTCTGCCGCAGATTCCGCTCGTTCGCAGGGAACGCTGCGACCAGCATGTTGTCTTGCGGCGTAACGACGTCGATGTCGAACGGCACGATCTAGAACCTCCGCAATCGCCGAGTGGGTGACCCGAAGATCGGGTAAGCTGGCTTGAGTGCGAGCTGCCTCGGGAGTCGTGCGCGCTTGTCGAAGTTCACGAGACGGCGCTTTTCTAGCAACGTCTCTCCCTCCCAGCGCGAGAACTCCGGGTAGTCTCGGTTCATCAAGAACCCCTGGCTCGCGGCGTGGTTGATAAGATACCGATCGGCGTTAGACGTCCACCAATTTTGCTGAATCTCTCCGCCGAGAGTCGCCTGCCGCGCCCAATAGGGAACTCGGATTCTCCAGATCCCATCTGCGTAAACCGAGCCAACCGGACTGAGCGCATCGGGTCGCGGGTACACGATTAGGGCGTCACCAGTCTCCAGCAAAGCCTCGGGCTTCCCGACCATCAGCGGGTCGTCGTGGTCGAACTCGTCAACGATGTCCTTCGACTGAGAGATCCATCGCATTCGCGTGTCGCGGCCGAACCCGTCGATCAGGGAAGGATCGTCCATCTTCGAGCGCCAGTTCGCCGGCTTTGCCGCAAGAACGGCAGCGTCTTCTAGCGCGTCGAACGTCTCGGAAGACTCCATAATCAGAAAACCGTGCGAGTCCTCGATCCGCCGCTGCCCCTCCTGTACGAAGTACGGGATCAGGGCGACGGTATCGTCGGGCAGATCCTGCAAGATCGCCTCGACCGTCTGGACGATTTCGTCGTAGGTCATCGCTTACCTCGGTCTAACGATCGCGGGAAAGCGCAAGACCGTCTAGACGACCACGGTATCGCCGGGATCGAATACCTCGCCACGGGCGTTTACCGCGACGACGTAGGCTTCTGCTTGCACCCTGGAGACGCCTTCGAGAAGAATGCGATTGGTCGCTGTCTCGCGCACGTTGAATGATCCGCGAGCAACTCGGTCGATTCTGACCAAGGCCGCTTCTTCTTCATCGTCCCGGGTCACATCAGCCGCAGCCACGTCCTTCGTGATGCGATCGGCTTCTTTCGAGAACTGCTCGTCGATCTTGCGCTTCGCCTCGGCAAGACGCTCTCGCTTCGTTCGCTCGATCGAAAGGTGTCCCACGTCGAAGCCGGCCTCTCCTGCCTCCTTGTCGGAGAGCTTGTCCCCGAGTTCGGTGTAGAAGGTGCCGAGATCGTCGTGAAACATGACGACTCGAAAGCCGTCCGGGTGAAGTCTTGCGACGCCCAGACGGCCCGAGTGCAGAAACGAGTTGTCGAGATCCATCGGGTTTTCTCCACGGTCACTGGCCCTTACCAAAGACCGTTCTTGAACACGCACCGCTCCCCCGTCCTACCCGACGGTGGGGTTGGAATCGAACAGCTTGACGTAGTACGCGCTCGACAGGTCTCGCTTGTGCAGTCCGCGCTGCTGGAAGTCGAGGAACATCGTCGCGACACCCGTCGTAGCGGCGACCGTGCAGTCGATCACAACTTCCGCGCCGGGGTTGATCCGGCTTACGGCCGCGTTCACGTCTGCGAACAGAACCGAGCCGATCGCGCGAGATGCCGTGACCATCGTCACGGTCCCCAGCGTGACCTCGCCCGAAGCGCTCCCCGGGGTGGGGCGTCGCTTCAGAAGAAAGGTTCCGCTGACGGTTGCGGCCGTCGTGACGATCAGCCCGAAGCGAATCACGTCGATCGGCCTCGACGGGACGTGCCCGTGGAGGATGCCAGTCGCGGCGATGGACACCGCGCGAGCGGCGAGGCTGGAATAGAGTCCGAGTTCCATGTCTTTCTCCTTGCCCTCACGGGCCTACGAGTAATCTACCAACTTTGAGAAATAGCTCGTCGTGCGATCGAGCCTTTCCAGCGGAAGTGAAAAAAACTCCGTGTTCAGAGCGAACAAACCGGCTGAAATCGCCTGAGTGACCTCCAGCACAAGCTGCTGCCCTGGGTCGATGCGGGCCGGGCGCGGAAGGTCGTAGATCATGCTCCAGCCGATGTATTGGTCTACGTTGGCGGGAACCGGCCCGACAGAAAGGGTCGCAATCACGACCTCGCCGCCTGTCACGCCTGGAGCAAGACGCCTTTTTAGAACAGCGACAGCGGTTTCCCCGACGGCAAGGCCGCCGCCTACGACAGTTCCGGCGTGCATCCTCATCACGAGAATCGGTCGGCTCGGAGACAGCGAGTCCTTTACCCCGGTGGACGTGAGGCCCGGGGTCGTTCGCCATGTCGTGTACAGTCCAGTTTCGGAAGGCATCCGTCATCCGTTCTGCGGTGCCGTATCAAGTATCTTGCTGTAGTAGCGAGAGAGCTTGTTTCGCTTGTGGAACCCTCTGAGTTGGGCGTCCATGAAAAACACCCCTTCGGACCCGACCCCTCCGGCTACTCCTTCCAAGTACGTCACGACCTCCCAGCCCGGGTCGATCTTGCGCGCTACGGGATCAACGATGTCCTCGAAGCTAATCGTCTGCGCGGCCTGCGTCTCCGGCGTGATCGCATACTCCATTAGGACGTACTGCCCAGTAGCTGATCCCGGGAGTGGCCTAACGTAAGTCTTGACCGTCGGCAGCCCAGTCATGGCAACTGACACGATCAGTCCGATGCGATGTATTTCCATCGGTCGCGACGCGAGGATTCCGTGCGCAGGCCCGGTGAAGTTCAGGCCAGCCACGCCAACATGGAAGGTCCGATAAATCGCGACTTCCATCACCCGACTCCTGGGTTCTGGTCGCGCAGAGACTTGAAGTACGGAGTCGATGTGTCTCGCTTGTGAAACGGCCTCACCTGATAGTCGATGAACACCTCTCCGGTCGATCCAGCGCCAGCCCCGACTTGCTGGTAGAGAAGAACCATTTGGCCCGGGTAGATCCTGAACGGACGGATTTCCTTGAAGCACAGCCGGCCGCCGAAGAAAGATGCAGACGTCAGCGTGAACGACGAAACGGTGACCTCGCTTCCAGCGGAAGCAATCAGCGTTCGATAGCGAAGCTCCGACACCCCGGCTGCGCTCGGTGCGGTGGAGGTGATGACGCCGAAGCGAATGACGTCGATCGGGCGCGCTGGGCAATAGGACAGAAAGCGTGCCCCGGCAGAGGAGATTGCTTGATCCCTCAAGCTCAGCGTGGTGTAAAGGCCGAGATCCATGATTCTGCCCTTTCCGATCGCGAAATCTAGACACGATCGGCGGCTTCCCCCGGAACACAGGCGTAATCAAGCGCCTGCGTTCCGGGTGAATCCGAGTTGTCCCGCGCCCCGCTACGCCACGCTCGCGAAATGAATCGCGCGAGCGGTGTTCGCCGTTTCGCCCCAGGTCAGGCCGGCTTCGAGGATGCCGTACCAACCGATCTGGCGGAAGCGGCCGAGGTCTTCGGCGATCCCAACCCGCAGCTCGGGGTCGGTCGCGGTCGCGAGAAAGCCCGCGTCCGCACCGAAGAAGATCGCTTCGCCGGCCGCCAGGCCCGCGCCCATCGCGTTCACGAGCGCTCCCTGGTCGCGCAGTGCGATCGAGGTGGCGACGTGATTGGTCTCGAAGAGCGCGATGCCTTCGACGTCCCGCAGGCGACCGTCCGTGAAGGGAGCCATCGTTGTCGGCGACTGCCAGTCCTTGTACTCGGCGTCGTTCTTGATCCCGCGCGCCGCCTTCGTGGAACAGATCCCGATGTACATGCCGTTCTTGAACGGCGGGGCCTTGAGGTCGCCGGTCAAGTAGTCCTTGATCTGGCGAAGGTGGGCGATCGAGATGTTGTTCGTCGCCGTGCCGACCGGGAGCCTGGTTCCGGTGGCGACCGTCTCGAAGGTCACGGCCGTTGCGCTCGTGGACACTGCCTTGATCGGAGTTCCGAGCAGAGCGTCCGCGACCATCTTGTCCATCGTCAGCCGCATCTGGTCGCGCAGCATTCGCTGGAACTTGCTGCGGAGGTCAAAGTGAGTCAGCGACTCCTCGAACTCCGTCAGCTCGGTCTTGAATCCCCACTCGGAGACCGTCACCTGCTTGGTGTCCACGACCGGGCGGCCAGTCGGCAAGCGCTCCGTCTCGGACACGCGGCCTGCCAGCGGGAGCTGCATGACGCGCGTGATGTTCGCCGACTGCCCTCTCCCCTTGCCGTAGTTCGGCTCCGGGCTGACGTATCGCATGAAGAGAGCGTCGGCCACTGCCGCTTCGCGGATCTTGCTCGAAAGCTGGTGGTTCTTGTAGACCCCGGTCGGGGCGTCCCATACCCACATTTGGGCGTCTCCTTGTAATCAGGTGGTGGTTTCTTCCGCGCGGCCTCTCACCGTGCGGCGGGTTGCGTCTAGAAGAATCCGGTCTTGAGCTGAAGGTCTCCGAGCTGATCGACGAAGCGCTTGGGCTTCTCTTCGCCAGCGGATTCCTTCGAGGGAACAGACTTCTTCGGGCCAGCTCCTGCGCCAACCCCGCCCGTTCGGCCCTTCGGCGGATCTTCGGTCTTGCGCGGCGTCGTGCCGCGCCAGGATTGCACCTGCTTCGCGACCATTGACAGCAGGCTCTCTGTGTCGGACGGCATGCGCCCTCCGTTCTTTGTGACGACGCGCTGGAATGCGGCGGCAACGAGATCCTCGTCTGAGGACTCTTCCGCATACTCGCGCTGGAAGCGTTGCCAGAGCCTGTCAAGATTGCCGGCAAACTCTTGCTGTTGCTCGCGGGCCTGGATGCCTCGCTCGGTGAGCTGCCGCTCGTAACTGAGTTTCTTGTCGAGCCACTGCGCGAACTCGGCCGGCTTCGTGACCGCATCGGGCTGCGGGCCGGGCGGCTGCATCGCCTCCTGGGCTGGGGGCGTGGCCCGGTTCTGCGGGGTGATGTCTCCGTTGCGCTGCGAAAGCATGCGCTCCAGCAGCTCGTCTTGCTTCGCGAGGCGTTCTCGGAGAACCGAAACCTCGTCGTTCCCTTGGTCGTCGCGAAGACCGGAGGCGGCCGGGTCGCCGGGGATGTCTTCGGCCCTCGGGGAAGCGACGCCCGTTTTGCCGGGCTCTCCGCCGTCGTCGCTCGGGCCTCCCGAGAAAAGGGCCTGCTGCTTGGGCTCGGGGCCGAAGGGGTCTTCAGGTGAGAAGACTGTCTCGCCGGACGGATGAGGCATGCGGGTTTCTTACTCCTGCCCCCAGGGGGCTGTCAAGGGCTGTCTAGGCTGACTAGACACTAGGTCAATCATCTAGACCGCCAACTAGAGGCTTATCGGGGTGCGCTGTGCGACTTTTTCGCCGTGTCGAATCTTGCGCACCAGCAGCGCGCGAAGGCGTCGAAACGAGTGAAGCTCGGCCCATGCCTGGACCGCAAGCTGCGGGTCAATCACCTCTCCGGCTCGCATGAGAGAAAAGATGCGCTCCTGCACCTTGCACTCTTCGTCGGAGAGAATCGGATCGGCCCATTCGAGCAGCCGGGCTGCCATGCTCGCATGGATCTGCGCCTCGCGGTCGGTCGCTTCCAGATCCAATCCGGCAAGGACAGGCTCTAGGACTTGGCTTCGGTTCACGCTCCGCCTCCAGTAGAAGGCGCACCGCCCGAACCGTTCGGCTTGCCGACCATCTTGAGCAGGCCCTGCGTGACAGGATCATTCGCGCCAGCGGGCGGCTCCAAGCCAGCGCTGCGCTGTGCAGCCTGCGCCCCGGCGGCCTGTGTTGCCTTTTGGTCTGCGGTCATCTCCAGCGTCCTCGGGTCGATTCCGCTTGTTCTCAGGATCTGCATGAGCAAGTTCTCGAAGCTCATGGTGCGAGCGAAAACCTGGGAAAGCGTCTCGCTCTGGCCGATCACCTGCATCGTTTCCAGCAGCGCGCGACGCTCGCGCGAGCGCTTCATCAGTCCTGAAATCCCGTGCGCTCGAAGCTGAATTGTCCGGTCTCGGAACTCGTTTCGTCGCTGAATCAGCATCTCGCTGACCTCGGGTCCGAGTTCGAGCTTTAGCTTCGGATCGTTCTCGGGGTCTAGGTGCTGTAGCTGGGTGAGCCAGGTCAGGTTCAGAACAGGTGACAGAAGCTGCTCTTCCACGTCTTCTGCGATGTGCTCCAGCAGCGCCTCGGTGCCAGAGCTTGCCGTGTCGATCTCCGTCGCTGTCACGCCAGATCGGTTTGTGAGCTGGCCGAGGCGTAGCTCATTCTGTGAGCTGGCCTCTCGCACTAGACCGCGCAGCGCCTCCCAGACCTGAAACGCCTGGGGGTTCATCTGACCCATCTCGACGCGCGTGATGAACGGCTCCCCGACTCTGGCGTCTTCATTCGCGATGAAGACCTTGCCAGGCGTAATCCCCTGTTCGAGCTGAGTCGTATCTTCGAGAGCGTCCGGCCATCCCTGGAAGGCCGGCACCGAAGTCGTCTGAATGCCGTCAAGGATCAGGTTTGTCATGTCGATAAACGTCTGCGCAAGCGCTGCAAACCCTTCGACGTAGCTCTTGCCGTATACGCTGTGAGGAACGGAAATCAGCGGTGCCGAAACGATCCAGTCCTTCTCGTGCCAGAAGGGATTTCGCTCGGGTCCACGGATGATCTCCGTCTCATTCGCCATCACGACAAGCTGATTCTTGGCGACACAGTTGCCGTCTTCGTCGAGGATTGATCCAAGAAACTCTTGGATCGCAAAAGTCTTTCGGAACCGATGCGTGCTCTGCTGGCCGATGCCAGTGCTTCGCTCTTTGTCCTCGGTTTGCGTCTCGGCCTTTCCGCCCGATGCGGCACAGCGGTCGATCGCTTCCTTGTCGTAGAGCGGGTTCCCGTCTTCGTCTTTCAGATCAGCAAGAGACTGAAGCTCCCACTTGTCGATCTCTCGCTCACGAAAGCGGTAGAGCCCTCGCCCGGTCGGGTCGTAATACAGCTCGCGGGCATCCACGTTTTCGATCGACAGCTTTCCGTCTCGCCAGAGCACGGACATCGCCGGCATCATCACGGCACCGCTCTTCATGGCCGAAGAAAAGACTGTCGGGAATCCGACAGGTTGGCCCGTGGAGTTCTTTCCGCACGAGGCAAGCCCGAACTCAACGATCTTCTTGACCGTGCTTTCTAGATTCGCGTCTTGATCGAGCGGGTCCGTGAACACGAACCACTCGGAACCGGCTGCGGTGAGTGCGCGGCGCAGTGCGGCGACGAATCGCTCGACGTAGTTCGCGACGTCGGGGAGGTTCTCTTGCGCCTGCCAGTCCTCTTTGCCGGAGTGGTCGTAGCGCGTCCAGTACGCTTCCCAGTTCAGCCTCCACTGCTGGTCGCGTGCCTGCGGGCCGGTTTCGCGCGCTGCCTTCGCCTCGCTGAGCAGCTCGCGCAGGTAGTTCATCAAGACGTCCGGGTCGATTCGCTGGGCGGCCTCGTCTTGCTCTTCTTCGGATTCGTGCGCGTAGCCTTCCTCTTCTCCGCCGATCGAGGTCGGAGAGAGGGCCTTTGCGCCTTGGAACTCTTCCGTCGGCCTGGTGTAGCCACCGGCCGTGGTCTCCTCGAACGGGTTGCGCGGGAGATCCTCGTCTTCGCGTCGTCCGATGGGAGCGCTCATGGACAGTTCTCCAGCACGGGCTCATCGGCCAACTCCAGTGACTTTTTCACTGGGGATGCGCCGACACCGTACACGGTGGCCTCTAGACGCGCGAGTGCGCCGCCTAGAGACTGAATCATCTGCATCATTTTCTCAAAAACCTCGTCGAGCGTGACGATAGACCGGCACTGATGGCATTCGGTCGAAAGCCGGATGCGCCGCCCGCCTCCCAGGGTCGGGGAGGTTTGGATCTGATCGACAATCAAGCTGTTCATGTCGATGTGGTGCAGGCAGGTCGCAGGGTCTTGCTTCGGAATCACCTGGGCTCCTCACTTTCCGTGCGTCACTGTTGGCATCGTGGACAGCGCCGGCACGCTTGAGACGGCGGTCGCTCGCTCTGGAAGCATCGGCTTTGAAACGACTTGGTAGATCGGCATGTGGTCGGTTGCGTAACGCCACCCTTCACCCATGTCCACCGTGTTCGGATTCTCGACCACAGAGTAGCCACGCTTCTTCAGCGCCTTGTAGATTGCCTGCGAATGAATTGACAGCGTTGTGTCGCTAGCGAATGGAATGCCAGCCTCTAGCGTTTCGTCTACGATATTCCTGTACGCCGACATCCCTGCGCCGGTTCCTCGCATCGACTCCGGGGCTAGTGACATATGCACCTGCAATACTGGCTGCCCAGGCCCTTTCTCGAACCCGGCATGTCCAGACAAGACGCGCTTTCCCGTCTCCGGGTCGATCGTGAAGTTCTCCATTTTGGCCCGGATGCGTCCCCAATCTTTCGCCTTTTGGCTGCCGATGATTTCCGACGTCCACTCTCCGGCCTTTAGTCCACGGACGGGCGGGATCGCCGTGAGCAGAGCGGACAGCTCGTCTTGCGGAACGATCGTGTCGATCACGGGGGCGATGCTTCGGATGCCCTG